TGCTATTTCTATAGCAGGTTTGTACTTAAGTTGCATATATAATGACAACTCTTCATCTGTTGTTGGCAAATCTTCAGGATTAACTGAAAAAGGATTAGCACCTGTTTTCTTAGCAACTATGTCTAATACAGGTTTAGCAATCATCTGTCCCTCAATGAGGTCTTGAAACTTGCTTCGTCTTGCTTGAGACATTGCATCTTGTGCAAAAGCCTTTACTTTAAATAATCTATCAGACATCCCATTTACTACAATGTCTACGAACTTGGGCATAACAGGAACAGGTGTCCAATCTAAATTTAGATAAGACAGGTCGCCATCAACCGCTAACTCGTTTTTATATTTACCAACAGACTGCTCGCCACGGGCGTAAAGTCTAAGCCTATGGAAACTTCTCCATTGGTCATAGAATCTACATTGTGCTCCGTCCTTTTTGAACCATTCATATTGAATAGCTTGTCCGATTTGAATACCGAACTCATCTGATGCTTTTTCTGCATCAGAAACAAACTGACTTGGGAAGCCTGCCGATGTTATGTTTACTTTAACATCTATCATCTAATAATTTCGCTTATGTTCCCTTTGTTATTATACCTCGCAAAGTTAATGTTTATTTTTGATTGTTTTTTCTCAGGTTGATAAAGATGTTTTTGAGTTGCCATTATAGCTAAACCGGACGATATACTTGCATCAAACTTAGTTCTATTGCTAATATCAAACTTTGCCCAATCCTCTAATGTTCTTACAAACGGCATCGTACCAATATCATCATTATCTAAAAAACCTACATATTGTTCTATATAAGATTCTATAGCAGAAGCGTGTGCCTGCTTAACTGCTTCACTTGAATTGGGTATACCACCTAACTCTCGTTCAGTTTTAGATAATTTCGTAAATTGTTTATCAGGTCTATTCACACTAAATCCTCTATATCCTCTGTTTTTAAAATGATATAATAATCTTGGTTTATTATTTTCTACTAATATAGGCATTCCATAAAAAACACAAGCCATTAATACCTCTTCAAAAAATATTTCTGCAGTTTGTGGACGTGCAACATATTCTAAAAAGAATTCATTACTTGGAGCATCATCCATATTAAACTTAGTTAATCCGTGCAAAGAACCATTAGAACCTCCTCCTCCAACTGTTCCTGAAATATCATAACTATCACATCCAAACGCTCCTATGTGTTCATTACCGGGATACTTAATTCCATTTTTTACTATAACTCTATTTTGTAAGTCTCTCTTAGGAGTCCAACTAACTATAAACCTACCATTTTTATTAGGACTCATTATAACTTTACTATCTCTAATACCATCTTGCCAATTAAAACTACATCTCGTAGTGTGATGTTCAGTTACAAGTGTGTCATTAAAATCTACTTGCTGATATATTCTTGTAAGATTAAAAAGAGATTGTTTGCTTTCATCTCTAAATGCGTGAGATTCAGTTCTTGGGAATTGTCTGTAATATTCATTTAATGCATCTGCATCATTTTGTAATGAGTCTACTTCATCTTGCCAATAATCAATTGCTCCTTTATGAATTAACTCATCATCAATTCCAAGTATTGGAGACTTAGGAGTTTTAAAAACAGGCATTCCAAACTTATCTATAAAACCTTCCATATTCCATTCCATAGGAATAAAAAGATTATACAATCCGCTTTTGGTTTGCCCATTGGCATTCCTTTTATCTGCGTTTGAATCGTCATAAAGTTTTTTAAAGTTATCTCCACCTTTGCTCAAAGCATTAGAGGTAGAACCCATCATACATTTACCAATAATTTTACTACCTAATCTTAAACACGTTTTAGTAACACGCCAATTGTTTAAAATATTATTTGGTTTAATCCATTTACCACTCTCATCGTGAACTAATAATAATAATTTCTCTCCATCATAAGAGTTATCATCTGTATTTTTCCAATCTATTGTAGTGTCAAGACCTTGAATGTCATTGTTAGCTACAGTAGTCATATTTTTTTTAGTAATTTTTGCAGCAGGAACTCTAAAAGCTAATTCTGTTTTAGGTTTATCCATACCATCTTGCACAGGTTTAAAGAAAAAAGGAAGTCTATTTGCAATAGGAACAACTTTATCAGTAAACATTTTTTTTGCATCCCCTCCTGTTTTAGAAAGTATACCAACTCGTGCATCTTTTACAAGTGTACCTGTATTGACACACTCTTCACTACCCATATAAGAAAATCCTGAACGCCTAATTTTTAAATAACATATCCCAAAACTTCTTTTATCTGCTCTACAAGCTTCCCAATAAATATAAAATATTCTATTTGCTTCCCTATAGTCAGGATATCCAATATCAATATTTGTCCATTGTATGTACATATAATGCCCACCTGTAATATAAGTAGACTTACCATTGCTCATAAAGAAAATCCCTTCTTCTCTTCGGTCAAATTCTTCTTCAATGTAATCTACCCATCGTTCTTTAAAATCAGAAGGCTTATCATTCCATTGAAATATAGATTGTATTTTTTGTAGTTCGTTTGGAAGATTAGTTCTTTCCCAATATTGTTCTTCTTTTTTCTTGTGTCTTTGAAGACACTTTTTAGGTTCAAGAGGTAAGCCTATTTTTAAACCTTGTATATCTAAAATTTCTCCTATCTGACCTGTCTTTGAAATTACTACAAAATTATATTTTTGGTCATATCCATACACCCAAGACTTAGCTTTGTTTTTAATGCTAAGTACTTTTTTAGGTATGTAGTTTTCTACTACTTTATATAAATTATTTTGACCTTCGTTCTGCAAATCCTTGTTTCGTATCAGTTCTACTTGCTCCTTGTTCAGAAATTTTGATAGCCTCTCCTTCAGCTTCTATTCTACTTAAGATTTCAAATGCATCAAATATTGCTAACTTTTTTGTAGCCGCTGCATTCTTTAATCTATCTGCAGATAATTCATCTTCAGGGTCGTGTTTAATAATTTCTTCTTTTGCAACTTTTATTAATTGCTCTACCGCTCTATGACCTGCTTCAATTATTTTTAACTTTATTTTTTTATTCATTTATTTTCTTTTAAAAAACAAACTTGAATTAATCTTGCGTTTTCTGCAGAACCATAATTGTCAAATATATTTCTTGAATGATATAAGTCAGATGGAAATACAACTAATCTATTATACTTTGCTTTTAATATACAACTTTTTTTTCCTTTGTAATATAAAGTTGTTCCATCTTCTTCAGGATGCTTTTCGTTTAAATACAATATAGCCGTTAAATCACCCATCATCTCATCAGTATGAATATAATTTGGTTCATCTTGATAGATTGGAGACCTTCTTGCAAAGTTTAAGTCAGGTGAATAATTAGGATATTTAATTAATAAAAAATCTACTAACTCATCACGACCTCTTGCTTGTACATTCTTAAAAGTATCTTCACCTAATAGAATATCTTCAAAGCCTTTTTTTAAAATGTCTTTTTTGTAGGAGTCAACATTTTTAATAACATTATTATAAATTCCTACATTCATAATTTAAGTGTAATTTGATGGTCATATATTCTATATAACTTCTCTCCATTTACTTCAAACTCATATTCACTTTCAGGCTGAAAAGAAACTTTGTCTCCTTTCTTAATTCCTTTACTCATTAAATATTTATTTGGATATTTCATTACACCAACTAAAGGTTCTTCACTTACATTTTTATAAATATAAGAGTCAGTTGTAGGAATAGGTTTAACAAAACAATACCTATCATAGGTATGCCATTCTGTTCCATCGTGATATAAAAAATATTGGTCAGGTTCTATAAAGAATAAATTATCTTTAAAGAAACTTCTACCGCTTCTTCTATTACCTTTAATGTCATTGTAGAATTTGAATACATTATGATGCACAAGAAGTGTGTCACCCTTTTTTACAGGGCCTTCATAACTTAGTGGAAGTTCTATTACTGTTGCTTCTCTATTTGAAAACTTATGGTCTTCCTCAGAAGTACTTGTAATAAAATCAATCCCACCTATATCTTTTGTATTATTATATCGTTTCCCCTTTACAGGTTCGACTATAAAAAAGAATGGTGATTGCATTTGATTTCATTTAATTAAAAATTTATGTTATACTCAATAGACACAGGCATATTAGAACTAAATTCTTTCCACAATAAAATTTCATCAATCTCTTCAGTAACGCTTTTTTCAATCCATATTTTTACAGATTTAGTTTGAGCATCAAAACGTATAAGATGTATCTTATGAGAGTTTCCTAAAATTTCTTGTCCTACTATGTAGTGCATAGCACCTGATTTATAATCAGGCCCTATAGAGATTTTTCTAATGTCCATTAGGTTTTTTTAAGGAACTAATGTAGAAGAAATAACACCTGCGTTAGATATTGATAACTTGTACACACTTCCATTGGGAGATTTAAGCTTAACATCGTGTTGATTAACTCCAAGTGTTAAGATGTCACTAAGAATATAATTCTTAGTAACACCCTCATTTGTCATCTCAGAACCTATAACCTTATCAGTAAGAGAAGGTGCAGTATCTGTTGCGTATGTGCTTATTCTTGCCATATTATTTAACCGGAGTCATTTCGGGAGCAGTCTTTTCTTCTGTTGTTACTTCTCCTGTTTGAATATTAATTACAGAATCTTTCCCGTATTTTTTAATTAATTTTTCTTCTTGCTTAGCATAAGAAACTTTTAACTCTGCCACTTTAGTCATTAAAGCGTTTTGAGATATTACTGTGTCTCCTAATTGAATTTTAGCTTGATTAAATTCTGCTACTAAATCTTGAACTGTTTTAAGTTCTTTTTCTGATAAATTTTTCATTTAATTAAATTATGATTATTATTATACAAATGTAATGTTTTTTATCAACATATACTGATACCTGTTACAACTCCGTTATTTGGAAAAGCAAATTGCACAGTATAAGTTCCAAGACCTGTTCCACTTGAACTAAATACTCTACGAGTACCTCCACTTGCTAAATTCGTACAATCAAAATCTGAATATACTTTATCACCTGTAACAGGATAAAGACCTGAACCATCGTGATAGTAAGAAGTATTTGAACTACTAATAAGACAAGCGTTTCTTGGATTTGTGTTAGTTAAGAATCCTGTACAACCTGAAGTTGCATCTTGGTCATATTCATACCAAGCGTTCAATAATAATGGATTACTTGTACTTGGTAAAGTAGGACTATTACTATTTAAAGCAGGAAAAGCATTTAATCCCCCACCGTTTACCAAGTCATTTGATAGAATTGGATTACCTACACTTCCTCCACCGTATGTACCATATAATCTTTCTTGAGCAATGCCCAACATAGTAATAGTTCCCGAACTTGGTACTGCCATATTATTTAATTTTCTTTTTTAATTCTGCTATCTCAGCTTTTAATTCTTTAATAGCTTCAATTAACAATCCATTCATATTCCCATATGCTACAGAATACATTCCTTCATCATCTAATTTAACGAGTTCAGGGGCTACTTCTAAAACTTCTTGAGCAATTACACCTAACTGAGTAGATTTATCCTCTATGTCGTTCCTTGTGTACGACACACCTCTTAGTTGAGTTACTTTGTCTAAAGCATTTTCAATAGTTTCAACATTATCTTTTACTCTTGAATCAGAGAAAGCAATAATATTTCCTGTTGCTCTTATATCACCATTAACATCTAATTTGTAAGATGGAGTCGTGTCATTTATACCAACATTACCTAATCTTTGTATGCGTATTCTATTACTACCATTTGTAAATAAATCAAGGTTTGTTGCACCTGCTATGTAAACTTGGTCACTTACTCCATCT